TTAACGCAATTACAACTAGAAGAAGAAGGTATATCGGAAGCATTTGCACAACATGCTCTTAATGCACAGGTAGAGGTAGGCGTAATTAAGACTTTATTTAATCGTTTATTAGGATACTTACTGGCGTTACGAGAAGCTTTATTTAGTTCTGGTTTTAGTACTATAGATCAAATATTTGACGCTTCACAAATAGGATTAGTGGGAAACAGGTATTCTGGTAAAATGGCAAATGAAAGAAACCAAACAACAATATATAACACATCAATTACACCTGTCGGTATTTCTACAAATGATTCTCCTTTATTTTCCGTGGCGTTTAATAAAAATATAAATGAAGTAAACGAAGTATATGGAACTACATTTGGCGGAGAAACTAGTCCAGACACTGTTAAAACTAATAGAAATCAAAACAATGGCACAGGTCGTAAATTAGAAAGAGAAATAGATGCTGCAAAAAAAGCTAATCCAAATTTAATTAAAGCTAAAGATATTAATTCTTTCTCTAAAATAATGAATTATGCATCTGAATGGGCGCAAAGCATTCCTCTATTTGGTTTTATGTTTAGATCAATACAATCTATGGATCAAAAAGCAAGAGACATACAAGCAGATTTTGTAGTGTTAATGGATTTATATATTAAAGTTGCTAAAGATCCACAAGCTAAAGCTTTGTTAGATAAAGCACATATGATTTCTCAAGAACCTGTTTTAGTAAATGGTAAACTTGTAAAAAATAATACTCACTATAGAGTTGATGCTATGTCAGGTCAAATTACTTTTGTGGCTTCTCGTAACAGAAAAAGTGGTGGTGCTAATCCTGTAGAAGTTAAAGAAGGGGATGTAATTGTTTTAGAAGGTGACACAGCTCAAGCTTATGAAGAAGCTCAACAGGCTATGAATTATGTTGTTATGGAGTCTATGAGAGGAATTGTAGCAAGTACTTTTATAGATAATATAAAAGATGCAATCTCGTTATTGCAAACAGAAGAAGTTCAAAAGATTTTACGTATCTCTGGTTTACCAGATTTAAATACTATGACAGATGATCAAATTGAAAATATTACCTTTAAAGATATTTCATATATTGTACGTTCATTACAAACTGTTTTAGAATACCCAACCATACCTACTACAATTAAATCTAGAATTGAAACAGTACTAGGTAGTAACGGAGAAGTTAAAACAAGTTTATTTGCTTTACAAGATGAGTTAAAAAGAATTAACGATTGGCAACAATCTGATTATGTGCCCTTCCAAAGACATGGAAGTCACTATGTTATTATAAGACAAGCACCTAACGAAGAAGAATTAAAAGTTAATCCAAAAGCTAAAGGGGCAGTTATACATTACGAACATATTGAAGCAGATATTAATCCGTTGTCCAGAGAAACACAATTTAATAAAGTTAGACAAAGATTGCAAAAAGATTATGCAGGATTAGATGTTGTTATATCAGATATTAAAAAAATAAACTTAGCAGAATTGCAAGCAACCGTAGGTAAAGAATTTAATGGGATAGACAGTATGTCTCAGTATTTATCTGAAACTAATCAAAAAAAATATGCTGAAGCTCGTAAAGAAATGAAAAGTATGTTAGGTAAAATTACAAATGAAAATGTAAAAGGATTTGATGCTTTTGTAACAGGTAGACAAAAAGTAGGCGGTGTAAATGGGTATGATGGTGACTTTGTCAGAGGTATATTAAACTTCGGTTTAATGGGTTCTGAATTTGGTGCTAGAAATAGATTTATGCCTGAAATAAATGACAGGTATACATTGTTTAAAGAGAACTATGATTTAGGGACAAACATCAGAACAGGTGTAGATAAATGGTACACTTATAAAGTAGATGATCCTACCCAAGAATACTCTCAACTAAGACGTGCAGGTTTCTGGTGGTTCTTAGGTGGTAATGTATCTTCAGCTTTATTACAGACAATGTCTCTAGTACAATTTACTGGGCCCATGTTAGGTTCTTTTGCAGGCAATAAAAAAGCTGTTGCTGCATTGAGTGTAGCTTTTAAAGATGCTTCAAAAATGATTTCATTTACAAAAAATCAACATGGTGATTTATTTTTAGATTTTAGTAAAGTACCTTTAGATATTAGAGAAGAAGTTATGGATGCAGTTAAGAAAGGTATTATAAAACAAGGACAACTATTACAAGAAATTGGTATGCCAGTAGGACATCCTACATCAGCTTCAAGTGCGGAAGGTACAGCTAAAAGAAAAATACATGATTTTGAAATGACTATAGTAGGTGGAGCCTTTAATACTATGGAGACTGTATCACGTATGACTTCATATATTGCCGCTTTACGTTTAGCTAGAGACCCTACCGTATTAGCAAAAGCTGATGAATATTTTCAAGGTAATGGTTTATGGGAAGCTATGCGATTTGAAAGAGCGGGAGGTGCTATAACTCCTCAAATGCTTGCCGAATTTATTACTGATCGTACATTTGGTTTGTATGGTAAATTAAATAGAAATAATATTGCTAGAGGTTTTGGATCAGTAGCATTCTTGTTCACAACGTATATTGGACAAATGTTTGCTTTGATGTATAGATCATTTACATCTGGAGAAACTGAAGCACAAAAAAGAGTAGGTCGTAGAATGTTTGGAAAAATGCTATTAGCTATAGGCATCACAGGCGGATATATGGCATTACCTGGAGTTGATGATGCAGAGGATTTCTTTAGTTGGGTAATGAGTCAAGTTACAGGTGTTAAAAGAGATTACAGTGATCAATTCAAAGATATGGTTGAATCTGTAGTAGGTGAAAGCGGAGCTGAAGCTATGCAGAATGGAATAATTAATGCTTATGGCGGTATAGACATACAACGTAGAATTGGTTTCGGTCAATTACCAGGTTCTCAACAATTTAAAGCTTTAATGAGTTTAACAGGATTATCTACAGGAGCTGATGCGAAAGATATTGGTGGTGCCCCTATGGCTATGGTATTTGGTACTATGGAAAAAGTAATTAATGAATTAAAAAAAGACGGTTTAACTTCTTTAGTTCCGTATGTAGGTAGAGATTCAGATGCGTTAGCTGCGTTATTTCCTACAGCAATACAGAATATGTATAAGGCGCAAAAATATGCACTACAAGGTTATGCTGATACTAACAGGGGCACACTTCTTACACATGATTTAAGTGCTTATGATATCGGTATGCAAGCAATTGGATTTGCTCCTAGCGCAATTGCTAATAAAAGAGCTGATGTATATAGAGAACAACAAATAGGTGGAGCAACTTCAGAATATAGAAAACGTATGAACGGTAGAATTACTCAAGCTATACAAGATATTATTATTGCACAAACAATTACTCATGATCCTTCGGGTGCTGACGAAGCTCAAGAAAGATTATTACAGTTAATGAGACAAGTGATGTTATTTAATCAATCACACAATTACATATATCAGTACTTACCTGATGTAACTAGACTTCGTGAAGAAGCCCTTAAGAAAATTAATGCTAAATATAGAGCGTCTAAAGCAGACAAGAAAAAACGGGCTGAGTTAAGTAAACTTATAAACTAGCCCGCTTAGTTATTTTTTGACTAAACTTCCTCCGAAGTATAATCCAATTATTGATGCCATTAGATGAGTATCCATTGGTGTAATTACTACACCTGCATATTTTCTATCTACTAACATTTCTTTTTGTTCGATTAAGAATAAAAATCCTCTACTAAATTCTGTCCACGTTAAGAAGACAGCTGTATCAAAAAATACTGGTACAATCTTAGGCCATACAATTATAAAGAATACTGCAGTTAACGCAATAACTCTTCTTGTAAATTGGAAACCTGGGTTCTCATACCTTCTAGCTTTGTCAATTTCTTCCATTTGAAATTTACCACGAGCAAGTAACATTTTTTGCTGTTCTTGCTTTGCTTTAATACTCTGTCCCCAGATAGACATTACTCCACCTAGAACACTTGAGCCAAGCATTGTGATCATTTCTACAGGCAATCCAAACATATACGCTTAGATCGCTTTAATAACAAAAATTACTAGAATGATTCCAGCTACTACAATCGCAATTTTGCGTTGTTTTGAACTGTCATTCCAGAAGTCTTTTATCTTTTGCATATCTACTCCTTTGTTAATCATTAAAATATTCATTAGAATATTTGGTGGCTGTTTCCTGTCTTTCTTCAAACTTTGGATTTTTGTTTAAGTCTGGTTTTTCTACAAGTTTTGCAAACATGTCGGCAATAGCTGCTGAATCACCTGATTGAAAAATTTCTTGCATGTCTTTCACATTACCATACCCCAATACTGGAGCATCCGCATTGTCTTCTTCATTAAAATATGTAATATCACCTTTCACATAATTATCCATAAAATCTAATTGATTTTTCATGGAATCGTTTAAATTGTTTTCGTCTAAATATTTATCATAATAAGGTAACATTCCACCTGGATCCATTTGAAATAAACCCCGACCTACACCTAGTTCGTCACCTTCTACTTCTAAATCTTGTTTTTCTTTGTAATCAAAACTACCACCTGTTTCTACACTTATGTTTGCAAGAATCCCTGATATAGCGTTATTTGTATAACCTTTGTCTTTTAAATTTT